TTCCAATAACCAACAAACAAGATTGGTTAGAAAACAGATTGCTTGATGTAACTTCTACAGAAGTATCAGCATTGTTTGATGTCAACCCATACCAAACAGAGTTTGAGTTATACAACCAGAAAAAAGATAAGGTTGTTATTAACTTGGAAGACTCAGAGCGTATGGCGTGGGGTCGCAGACTTGAAGATTCTATAGCTCAAGGTTGTGCAGAATCTCAAGGATGGAATGTCGAACCATTTGATGTTTATCTCAGCAATAAAGAAACACGCATGGGATCTTCCTTTGATTACAAAATTGTTGGCGAAGGATCACTTGGCATTATGGAGGTCAAAAATGTTGACGCAATGGTTTATCGCACGAAGTGGATTGACGATGGCAATGGCCATATCGAAGCACCACCTCACATTGAGATGCAACTACAACATCAACTTCATGTTGCCAATGTTAGTTGGGGATGTATTGCTGCACTAGTTGGTGGCAACACTTCAAAACTAATTGTTAGAGCAAGAAACAAAGAAGTTGGTGAAATGCTCGAAACAAAAGTAAAAGAGTTTTGGGAAAGAGTTAAGTCAGGTACAGCACCTGACATTGACTATCTCAGAGATTCAGAATACATGATGAAAAATTTATATAACAATGCAGACGCAGGTTTAATTATGAATGCTGATGAAGACACAGACATATTGATTGATGATTACAATTCAATTAACAGAGAATGTGTTTCGTTAGAACAACAGAAAAAAGCAATAAAAGCACAAATTTTAGAAAAAAGTCAGGGTGCATCTAAGATTATTTCTAAATACGGAACAATTAATTGTGGCATGAGTAAAGCTAGTCAGGGTAAATACATTACTCAAGACATGGTTGGTACATATATCAACCCACGCAAAGCTTTTCGCCAATTCAGATTCAATCAACCAAAAGGAGCAAACTAATGACCTCATCAATTACACCACTTGTAGCCATGCAGGGAACACTAGAAAAAATGGCAGACAAATTTAAAGAAGCATTGCCATCAACAATGGACGAATGGAAATTTATTAGCGTTGCAAAGTTGACGCTAAATAAAAATCCTAAATTAGTACAAGCAGACAAAAACAGTTTAATGCAAACCTTCATGAGGGCAGCACAAGACGGTTTGTACTTAGATGGCAAAGAAGCAGCAGCAGTTCAGTATGGCAATTCAGTTCAATACATACCAATGGTCGAAGGCATCATCAAGGTATTACATAATAGTGGTTTAATTAAAACTATTTGTGCTGAAGTTGTATACGAAAATGATTTGTTTGATTACGAATTGGGTACTGCACCAAAAATTACACACAAACCTTTAATAACTGGTGACCGTGGCAAACCTATATGTGTTTATGCAGTAGCTGTAACCACTAATGAAGGTGAGTACTACGAAGTAATGAACATGGCAGAAATAGATAAATGCCGTCAGGTATCAAAAGCTAGTTCATCACCTCATAGTCCTTGGGTTAAATGGTTTGACCAAATGGCCAAGAAAACTGTTATCCATCGCATTGCAAAACGACTACCAAAAAACGATGCAATTAGTTCTGTTGTCAGAATAGATGAGGATACTGATTTTAAACAGGCAGTAAATGTAACTCCTACTCCTGATAAGCAAGAGCAGCCATTGTCTAGATTAAAAGAAGCTATGGGTATGGCTAAAGAAGAAGTAGATCAGGCAGCAGATAACGTAATTAACAACTACCGCAAGGAGGAGTAATGCATTTTTACTCCTTCAACATTGGCGATTACATTAGCCATACTAAACACCTGTCAAACATGGAGGATCTAGCATACAGACGATTGCTAGACCTCTATTACCTACATGAACGGACGTTGAACGAGGATGTGGCAACTGTTGCACGCAAAATCAACATGAGAGATAACGTGCCAGAAGTAAAAGAAGTATTAGAAGAGTTTTTTATTTTAGAAGTTGGCAAAGGATGGGTTAATCCAAGGGCTGACGAAGAAATAAAAAAGTATCAAAGCAAGGTGCAATCAGCGATTAAAGCAGGTAAGGCATCTGCTCTTGCTAGATCAAACGCCAGTTCAACAAAGGTTCAACCAAACAAGAAACAAGAAACATTAAACAAGAAACAAGAAACAAATATAAAACGGCCTAATAATGTAACTAAAAAAACATGGGAAGATTTTTTAATTCATAGAAAAAATTTAAAAAAACCATTAACAGAAACTGCATTTAAAGGTATAAAAAAAGAAGTTAGCAAAACTTCTATTAGCTTGGAAGATGCATTAGTTATGGTGCAAGCAAGAGGATGGCAAAGTTTCAAATCTGATTGGATAGAGAAAGAACAAAAGTCATTTGCTACTACTAACTACGGTGAGGGGGTACAAAAGATATGAAAAAAGATAAGGAAGTGCCAATTTTTATGATGGATATTACAACAGGAGAAATGTCTATTGACCTTTACACTCCTACCTACGGAGGGCAAAGAATTTTTCCCAATTGGAAATTTAAAAAGGTAAAAAAATGTTAGAAAATTTAATTAACAAAGACAGGCCAACAGAAGAACGTATTTGTGCAAAGCATGGTGCATATACTTCAACAAATTATCTTGGCGAGCATTGGACAGAGTGTCCTAAATGCATGATTGAACGCAGGGATGCAGAAGCAAAGCTGCAAATAGAGCGTGACAAGCAAGCTGCATTAGAACGTGAGCAGCGTAGATGGATGTCAAAGATAAAAGGTGCAGCTATACCAGAACGATTTAAAGATCGGACGTTAGATAGCTATGTAGCAAAGACAAGTGGTCAACAGAAGGCATTAGCTTTTGCAAAAGAGTATGCAGAAAACTTTGACCAAGTAATAAAAACAGGACGTTCTGCAATCTTTGTTGGCAAACCGGGAACTGGCAAAACCCATTTGGCAATAGGCATTGCGTTGAGCATTATGCAACAACAACGGTCACCAGTATTTGTCACCGTACAACGTCTAATTCGTAGAGTAAAAGATAGTTGGAGAACAAAAGAAGAAACAGAAAGCGAAGTTATAGATGCATTTGCGTCACCAGACTTGCTTATACTTGATGAAGTTGGTGTACAGTTTGGGTCAGAGTTTGAAAAACAATTGTTGTTTGATGTACTCAATGAACGCTATGAAAAACTTAAGCCATCAATTTTATTATCAAATATTCCTAGCGAGCAATTGTCAGATTACCTTGGTGAACGTGTAACCGATAGGTTGCGTGAGAACGGAGGTGCATTAATTGGTTTTAACTGGGATTCTTATAGGAAAAATCTATGACAAAAAACAAACTAAACACAGGTGACTTGTGGTTTAATCCAAACGAGCCAGAAAAGTTAGCAGTATTTAAGAAAAATAAATGGGAAAAATTTACACCAGAATTGTCAGACAAACAAAAAGACATTTTGCAAATTGCAAATTACAGGCAGCAATTAGCAGAACTAGAAACACAGTTTTGGTTTAATGATTTAAAAACACAAGATTATATGGTTAGATTTGATGCAATAAAAAAACGCATACATGAATTAGAAAATAAACATAGAACTGCATGGGAAAAATTTATTTATTTTATAAAAAAATTATTTAAAAAATATGGAAAATTTTAATAGTTGTTTTGCAGAAAGAACTTGTGTTAATGCACATTCATACTTACCTAAAAATATGCTAAAAGAAATATTTAAAACTTGTAAAAGCGGTAATTATGAATCTAGTAAAACAGGTGATAATACTTCACGGTCATCAACAAACGCTTGGTTGTATGTAGATAGTTGGATTGCCGGCATCTTACATAACATAATGGTAAATGTTAACACTGACTATTTTAATTATGACTTAGTTCACTTTTCAGATAATATACAAGTTACAAAATACGAAAAGAATCAAGAGTATAGATGGCACATTGATCAATCTCCTATGAAAGAAAAAGATCAACGCACAAGAAAATTATCTATATCATTTTTAGTAAATGATAATTTTAAGGGAGGTGAATTTGAAATTTACAATCCTGTTAATCAAAGACAGATAACAATACCCATGCAAGCAGGGTCATATTGTGTTTTTCCATCATGGGTGGTACACAGAGTTAAACCTGTTACATCTGGTACAAGATATAGTCTTGTTGCTTGGATGGACGGGCCACAATTTAAATAAATGATTGAAATAGTATTAGGTTGGCCACCTTCAGATCTATCGCCAAACAAAAGATTGCATTGGGCAAAGTTAGCAGCAGCAAAAAAACAATACAGAAAAGATTGTTACAGCGTATCAAAAGAACAGTTAAAAAAATATCGAGGTGTATATGAAAACATACCAGAAAAATTAGTTTTAGAAATGACGTTTATACCGCCAGACAAACGAAGTTATGACCGTGATAACTTAGTTGCTAGAATGAAGGCAGGTATTGACGGATTAGCTGACGCATTACGCATCAACGACAAACGATTCAATACTGTTATATCAACCATGGACTCAGACTACCTCGGTGGCTTTGTCCGCATACGCATACTACAGGAAATTCCTTATGGCAAAAAAAATCAAAAACCTATCCGTCAAGACACGAGAATACAAAGATAGGGATGGCAATTCTAAGGCCAATTATCAAAATGTCGGAGCTATTATGGAAAACGATAACGGCAAACAATTTATGTTGATAGATAAATTTATTAATTTTGCAGGGCTACCTGATTTTAGTGGCAAAGAAAACTCCGCTTCATTATTGGTAAATATATTTGATGTAGATAATGAATACAAACCAAAAAGTTATAGGGCAGATAACATACCGCCATCTAATAAAGGTAATGACAACTTAGATGATTGGAATAGTTCACCACAAGTACCAGAAGTTGACGAAATTCCATTCTAAAGTAGCCCCAAAGTGACCAGACCAGTAATCACTCTGGGGCAAGACTCTAGAGTTTAAGTAGAGAACTAGAGCCTACCAAGCCACCGCCACTGCTTATTTCTTGGGTGGCTTGGGTTTTCCATACTTTTTACCGGGCATAATAATCTCCTTTTTTTTTAATTATGAAAGAATTTTTTTATCTTGTCCATAGTATTTAGTTCATCTGCTCTGTATTTTTTATCTAACGCAGCTTCTAGTTCTATAATTCTTCCTAACAAACTTGCCAAAAAAACATCTTGTTTCATTTGATGTCTTATTAAATGTGTGCAATATTTTTTTACTCCATCGTAATCATCGCTTTTTAAAACTTCTCTAACACGCATTTCTACAGATAACTGCAACTCTACAGGTGGTTCTTCTATTTCAATGTTAAGAAATTTTCCTTTAGTCATTAATTTAATTTGGGAAACAACTGCTGCTCCAAAAGATCAACAGCCCTATCGTCCAACGTGTTCGAGGTCTGCTTACAAATTGACCGTAGTAAATCTACAATTAACCTTTTGCATCCTGTCGTAGAAAGGAAGCGTAAAAGTATAGGTTTAAGAATCTTGTACATAGTTTGTTTGTTTTTCCAAACATAGCACACGTTATTGTATCTTGCCTTCTATTCTGCTGACCGCTTCTGATAGCTTGTTTAATCTAAAGTATATGTCTCGTATGTCTCGTTCTCTACGACTACTCATATTGGATATTACCATAACTAAAGCTGTAGCTGCTGCTCCCACTAATGCACCATATATCTCAGGCATTTGCGTAAATAGGTAATTATGTATAGTATGACTAAT